GCCTTGGGCTATTGGCTGGCGGATGCGCGGCGGGGGCAGGAAACGCGGTTCATGAAGCGTTTTGCACCGACGCACTGGACCGTCAATTTTCCCCGGCCGATGATGGCCAGCGTGGTGACGACCGCGCCAGATGCGCTGCGGGTGGATGCGGTCTTCTACGGATCGGGCGATCTGGCCGGGCTGATCTGGGAAGCGGAGGACAGGTGGAGCCATGCTCTGCTCGCCTATGACACGGATCGGGATTTTCGCGACTGCGTGTTGCGCTTTCGCTGGCGCAGCGGCGGGCTGCGGCGGCTGGACCAGACGCATGGGCCGACGTTGACGATCGAGGGGAGGGATGCGGCGGGCCATGCGCGGGCCTGGTATGTGCGCTTGTGGAACTATGCGAGCGGTGGGCCGGAAGATGCTGTCGTCGCGCTGGATTTTTCCGCGATCAGGAGCGGATTTCTGCCGAGCGAGGGGGAAGAGGTGTGGGCGGGCGATGTGGACAGGATGTTCCTGTCGCTCGCGGCGCCAACCTATGATGCGGGGAGCACGCCGCTCGCGGCCGGGGTCGAGGGATGGTGCGAGCTTTCGGACATGCGCTGCGAGGGCGCCGGATCGGTGCTGCGCGTGGGCGACGTGGTGCTGCCCGAACATGGGCTGTCGATGGCGACCGGCTATGACGACTGCTTCAACCAGACGCCGGAGCGGATCGTCGCATCGATCCATGCATTGGGTTATCGCGGGGACATCAACCATTATGTCGGGATGAGCCATTATTTCCGGCTCGAACCCCTGGGCGGCGGACTTTATATCAGCCTGGCCGGGGGCGTGCTGAATGCGCCCTGCGCGGCCTGGCATGCGGATTTCGCGCGGCAGGCGAAGGCATTCGGGCTGGGGATGATCTGGTCGCTTTCCTATGAGCTGTTCGACGCGCATTGCTGGAATGACTGGAAGCAGAGGGCGGAGGATGGCACGCCCGCACTGACGGGCTGGTCGCCGCCTTCGACCTTGCTCTCCCCGGCGCATGATGGCGCGATGAGCTATTTGCGGATGGTAGCCGGGGCCTTTGTTTCCATTGGCTTGGCGGCTGATATTCCGATCAGCTTTCAGGTGGGTGAGCCCTGGTGGTGGGTGGTGCCCGCGGATGGGCGCATCTGCCTGTATGACGATGCGGCGCGGACGGCCTTTGGCGGGGCATTGGTGTCGATCCCGGACGTGCGGGGGACGTTGAGCGGCGGGCAGAAGGCGTTGCTTGACCGGGCGGGCGAAGTGCTGGCGGCCTCCACGGCGGCGCTCTGCGCCTGGGTGAAGGGAGTGGCGCCGGGGGCGGTGACGCATCTGCTGGCCTATCTGCCGACCGTGCTCGATCCGCTGGCGCCGGAAGCCAAGCGGGCGAACATGCCCTTGGGCTGGGCGTCGCCCGCCTTCGATGTGTTGCAACTGGAAGATTATGACTGGGTGACGCAGGGGCGCGAGCGGCTGACGGCGCGGGGTGTCGAACTGGCGGTGGAGCGGCTGGGCTATCCGGTCGAGGCGCAGCATTATCTTTCAGGCTTCGTGCTGCGCGGCGAGGACGTCGCGCAATGGCGCGAGATCGCGGCGGCGGCGGATGCGGCGGTGCGGCGCGGGACGGCGGCGACCTTCATCTGGGCGCTGCCGCAGGTGGCGCGGGATGGCTTTACCTGCTTCAGATTATCTGGGGAGACAGATGTGCAAGCCTTTGATGATGTGTCTTTTCCTCTGGCGATCGGGCGGGAGGCGAGCGTAGCGCCCGCCTTTTCGACGCAGGTCGTGGAGAGCGTTTCGGGGCATGAGCGGCGGAGCAGCGACTGGGCCGATGCGCGATTGTCCTTCGATGCCGGGCCGGGCGTGCGGTCGGAGGCGGACATGGCGGCGCTGATCGCTTTCTTCCGGGCGCGGCGGGGGGCGGCGCGGGGGTTCCGCTTCACCGATCCCTATGACGATCGCAGTTGCGGCATGGGGGAAGCGCCGGGGCCGCTGGACCAGCGCCTTGGACTGGGCGACGGGGTGCGGACGGCGTTCCCGTTGCAGCGCTTCTACGGCGCTGGCGAAGAGGCGCAGGTGCGGCGGATCACGCGGCCGGTGGCGGGCACCATCAGGGTGGCGGTGAATGGCGCCGAGATGGTGGGCGGCTGGAGCCATGCCGGGCTGGGAATGATCGCCTTTGACACCGCGCCTGCCGAGGGTGCGGTGCTGACCGCCGGTTTCCGCTTCGATGTGCCGGTGCGCTTTGCCGAGGACCGGCTGGACATCAATCGGGCGACCTTCGCTGCGGGCGAGGCGCCTTCGGTGCCGTTGGTGGAGATCAGGGAATGAGCGGAGCGGAGGCTTTGGAGAAACCGCTGGCGACATTGGCCTTTTGCTGGCGGATCGAGCGGCGGGACGGGGTGACGATCGGATTGACGAGCCATGATCGCGATCTGGAGATCGGGCATATGCTCTATCGCGCGGCACCGGGGATGACGCCGTCCGCCGTGCGGAGCGGGATTGGCTTCGATGGCGCGGACAGCGACGTCGAAGGCGCGCTGGTCGCGGATGCGATCAGCGAGGGGGATCTGGCGGCCGGGCGCTGGGACGGCGCTGGGCTGGAGTTGCGGCTGACCGAGTGGGAGACGCCGGGCCATCTCTGGCTGCTGCTGGCGCGCGGCGAGATCGGCGCGGTGAAGCGCAAGGCGGGGGCCTTTACGGCGGAGCTGGTGGGCGCGATGGCGGCGCTGAAGGCCTCTGTCGCGCCGTCCACATCGCCCGATTGCCGGGCAATGCTGGGAGACTGGCAATGTCGCGTCGATCTGGCCGGGCGGCGGCGGGTGGTCATTGTCGGCGCGGTCGAGGATGCGGTGGCGAGCGTGGCCGGGCTGGAGCCGGGGGCCTATGCCTTCGGGACGTTGCGCTGGCTGACCGGAGCCAATGGCGGGATAGTGCAGGGGGTGATCGACAATGGCGCCGGCAATGTGAGCCTGGCCGATCCGCCGCCATTTGCGGTGGAGGCGGGGGCGCTGGTCTTGCTGACCGAGGGGTGCGACCGGCAGCTTGCGACGTGCATCGGCCGGTTCGGCAATGCGGTGAATTTTCGCGGGGAGCCTTATCTGCCGGGGACGGATTTGCTGACCCGCTATCCGGGAGCCGCATGAGCGGGGCGGTGGTGGCGGCCAGGGCGCTGGTGGGCGTGCCGTTCCGGCTGCATGGGCGGTCGCCCGAGCGCGGGCTGGATTGCGTGGGGCTGGCGGCGCTCGTCCTGCGGCGGGCGGCGCCGGAGGGATATGGGCTGCGATCGGGGGATGAGGGCCGGGCGTCGGAATGGTTGCGGGCGGCGGGATTGCGGCGGGTCGAGGCGGCGCGCGAGGGCGATCTGGCGCTGGTGCGGCCGGGCCCCCTGCAACTGCATCTGATGATCGTGGTGCCGGGCGGGCATGTCCATGCCCATGCGGGCGTGGGGCGCGTGGTGGAGATGCCGGGGCCTTCACCCTGGCCCGTGATCGGTTACTGGCGGGCGGAATAGGAGTATCTATCTATGGCGACGATCGTGTTGACCGCCCTTGGCACGGCCATTGGCGGGCCGCTGGGCGGTGCCATTGGCGGGCTGATCGGCAATGCGTTCGACCATGCCGTGCTGTTCAAGCCCAAGGGCGTGGAGGGGCGGCGGCTGAACGAGATCCAGGTGCAGACGTCGACCTATGGATCGCAGGTGCCCAAGCTGTTCGGAATGCTGCGGGTGGCGGGAACGGTGATCTGGGCCACCGATCTCAAGGAGGCGCGGCACAGGAGCGGCGGGGGCAAGGGGCGGCCCAGCGTCACGAGCTACAGCTATTCGGCCAGCTTTGCCGTGGCTCTGTCGGCGCGGTCGGTCCGGTCGGTGCGACGGATATGGGCGGACGGCAACCTGCTGCGCGGCGCGGCCGGGGACTTCAAGACGGAGCTGGGAGCTTTCCGACTGCATGAGGGAGGAGAGGATCAGCCGGTCGACCCCCTGATCGCGGCGGTGCAGGGATTGGCGGCGACGCCGGGGCATCGGGGGATTGCCTATGCCGTGTTCGAGGATCTGGCGCTGGCGGATTATGGCAATCGCATCCCCTCCCTGACCTTCGAGGTGGAGGCGGACGAGGGTCCGGTCGCAATTGCCGATCTGGCGGCCGAACTGAGCGGGCGAATATTGATGGGCGAGGGGCTGGGTACGGTGGCCGGCATGGCGGCGAGTGGCGCGGACGTGGGCGACGCGCTGGCGCCGCTGGTGGAGGCGTTCGACCTGTCCCTGCTCGCAGAAGAGGCCGGACTGCGCCTGCG